CAAGTTGCTTCTGCCCCACCAGATTGTCACCTGGGTACTCAGTTCGTCCCGGACCTTATTGGAGCTGACAAGTACGTAGCTTATCGTAAGACAGACAACCTTATTGATAATGTTATAACCACAAGATTGTCGGTTGCTCCAAAGGAGGATGTTGATCCAGTTTATCAGGATCAATTTAATGTGGTCATTGATGAACTAGCTAAACAGGTATTGGATAACAATGGTGGTGTGGTGCAACCTTGTCCCTTTCCGGAGTGGGTCTCGCGGTTCCCCGATAAACGTAGGAGAGAATACCTTCCTCGGGAGAGACCCACCGATTGTTCAGAACCGTTGCCTTGGGATTCGCGAATCGTGGCTAATGTTAAGGGTTTCGTCAAATCGGAACTGGTTCCAGATGGTAAATTGCCCCATCCCATTGGAGATAGAAATAAAGTGCACAAGGCTTATTTCGGACCTTACATATATGCTCTCGAACAACACATTCGTAGCAATGTTCATTTATATCCTCAGTTTTCTGCTCTCAAAGCAAATTCTGTTGAACTTGCTGAGATTTTGGAATCTGAATTCGATGCTGCGATTTCCAATCATTGGAATGTTTATTGTGTTGATTGGAGTGCTTGGGATAGTCGGTGCGCTAATTGGATGTTTGCTGGGCTCAATAGGTTTTATAGTAAAGTTTTCGGCGCTTTTCCCCACGATAAAGAAATTTATGCCGCTTATCTGGATCCTCGATGGTACTGGTCAAACGGTATTGTTTACAATCGAGCTGGGCGAGTTTCTGGCGATGTGGATACATTGCTGGGTAATACAATCCTGCATTATTTGCTGGTGGAGACTTGGCATAGGCTACAGAATCAACCAGCGAAAATCATTGTTAAAGGCGATGATGCAGTGTACTTCTCAGCTTTGCCAGAATCTAGCATCACTAAAATGGCAGAAACCATCGGGTTCTCGATTAAGTTGGCTAAGGCAACTAGATATTACGACCTTGAATTTTGCAGTAGCATTCCCATGCCCGTCCTTTATTACGGGCGCGAAACTCACATGCTACAGCGCTTGCCTAAGAAAGTCTTATCAAAAATTAATAAATGTCCAGACTTCTTGTGCAAACGCAATGCGCACAGCAGGTTTCAGGAAAAATTATATGCGGAATACTTGTGTTCCCCTGCTTGTCCTGTTGTTCGTGATTATGTTGCCTATTATTGGAATAAGAGATGTGTGGTCAAGAA